ACGCGAACAGCGTCCGTAGGGGCAGGGACTGTCCGTCTGGAGTCCTCCATAAACCGCAGAGCTTCTGCACGAGTAGTCATCAGTTGTACACCACCGAGACGTTGACCTCGGTAGGCTCAGCAGTGATAGCGATGAACTCCACCCACCACCAGTTTCCGACTGGTATGACAGCATTATCGAATACCAGAACTTCCTGGCCGGTCGTTGTGTTGTTCACGAGTGTTCCCGCGTTGATGACTCTGGTGCCAGCTACACTTCTATCAGGATCAAACGCCACAACAACTGTTAGATCAGTGATGCCTGTCAGGACAAAATCGAGCTGCTGAATCGTTATTTCCTGGGTGGTCTTAAACAGAGTGAACTTGTCGTTTAATCTAGGACATTCAACAGTGAGCCCTACTCTCTGGTCAGCACTCCCCTCACCCGACTGGGAGGACTCCAGGTCTGGGTCCCAGAGTATGTTCCGTTTTTCAGTTGTCGGGATACCAGCCACTAGCGCGACAGCTCCTGGTAGGTGTAGTAGGCATCGATGAAACACTCACGAGAGGTCGTTCCGGCCAGCTTCATGATGTGAGTGTTGTAGAACAGATCGAATCCAGTGCCAGCCGGAATGTCGGCAGCGACCGCTAACGTGCCGACCGAGACACCATCGATGAAGAACTCCACCGACAAGCCATCGCCAGTGACCTCATGCTCCAGGTAGTACCAAGTGTCCACAGCAAACGTGATGCCGGTGTCAAGCGAGGTCTCTCCCGTGGCATCCGTGATGCCCTGCCATCGGCCACCGTTCTGATCGAACTGATACTCGAACCCGATACCCTCGTTGATGGTGTTGGGTAGAGCTATGCTGAAGAACCCAGCACGAATCACGTACTCCTCAACAGCATCCGAGAGCGTTGCCGGTGACCGAATCCAGGTGCCGACTCGCGTGATGCCTCCAACACCAACGTGATAGGAGGCCGGTCTGCCAATGATGAACACTCGGCCAGCAGTCGTGGTGCCCGTGCGCATACCCCAGATGCCTGGGTGATCAGAGAAAATAGCGGTCGTAGTGAAGATCGCAGCTCCAACCCCTGCCGAAACCGCTTGAACTCCCTCCGCAATGCTGGACCCTATCGTAAAGTCAGAATTAACGAGCGAGCGCGTTGACATCGCTTCAAATTCCAGCCGCTGTGGTGAGGAGGCACCATCAATCGACCAGATGAAAATGGACCTGTCGTTGTTGCCAAGGAACGTGCCCTCGGCTATTGCGTTCACACCGATGGTGAACCAGCCGGTGTTGTCCACCGCATCCACGATGACATCGAAGATCACGAACTTAGAGGCATCCGTCCTGTTCTGGAAATACAGCCGGTCACCGATAGCGATCAGAGACAGCAGGTTCGTGATGTCCGCACCGTTGTCGGTGAGGATGTCAATAAACACCTCGGTCACAGTGCTGTAGGCACCCGTGTCAAAGCGGAAGCGGCCAGGGCCAGGATCAGCCGCTGTCGTGGTCGTGCTGAATCGATACTCGGCACTGAGCAACCCAGCGGTAGTTCCCTGGTCCTGAAAGGTGAGCACTCCGGCTCCGTCCGTGACAAGAATCTGCCGGTCGATGCCATCCGCAGCGGGGAAGGTGTAGTCGTTGATCGTGAGCTGGGTGCCCGACCATGTGAGAACGCCAGCCGTGTCGATCCAGACGCCACCGGAGCGATACAGCAGATCGTTGTCGGCTGCGCCCGTGAGATCCACGTCGCTGAGGTCATCGAAGGCGACCGGATGCAATGCTTCGAGCGCGGTGATCCGCGACTCGTGGTTGACCGTTAAAAGTTCCAGCGCAGTGATGCGCGTCTCGAAGTCAGCGTTTACCGCAGTCAGGCCAGTGATCGCGGAGATCGGATGCTGATCTGGATCGGAGCGCCCGAACAGATCGACGTGAATGCCGGTGCCGCCAAGACCCAGGAGACGGAGTTGTTCTACGCCTTCTTCATCGTAGACGGTCGAGCCCATTAACTTTCCTCGACTCCCGACACCGTGAAGTCCACCGAGTTCGCATTGGTGGTCTCGGCCAGCAGCAGATCGCCTGCCTCCAGCAACATCGTCTGTCCCTCGTCGAGCACGTCAGCCGCTTCGAGTGTTAGCAGCTCGAACCGTCGCCAGTTACGGGTGACGCCAGTCCGGTTGACGGAGATGACGATGACCTGATTCGCTGGATTGTTGTTGAACAGAGTGATCTGTTTCACATACGTGCCGATGATCGCGGTCGCCGCGAAGATCGTGCCAATCGAAGTCGGGAGCTGGCCATCGGACAATGCTTTGGGGATGAATGCCATTATCTACACCCGAAGTGTCCAAGCTGCGCTGGGTAGCCATCGCCAGCTCCACCACCTCCACCTGTCCCCACCTCGTCATTGAGCTGCGTCAATGTGCGGATCATCTCCTCTGTGAACTGCCGCAGCTTGTACACGTCGTATTCCTTCTCGAACTGCGGTGGGTTTGGAAGCTGTGCCATTAGATGCCTCCTCTGCGGCCATGCGGCCTTGCTTCGAGTCGCCACGTACCCATGCGCCAGTCATCGCCCAGCGCATCGGATTCAATCAGGAACGAGATCTGTCGGCTGCGGATGCGTAAGGACTGCCGCTCCGTCGTTGACGTGATCGTGAACGGGCCTTTGGTCTGTTGCGCGGTGCGCTGCGGATAACCACGCCCGTTCAGTGTCAGGTCGATCGATCCAACCAGATCTTTGAAGTCGGGGATCATCGCGCCGATGTGCATCATGTAGCGACCGTTCGGGTCCACTTCCACGTCGCCGGATTCCAGTCGAGAGGACATGGCCTGGAGGACACCGTTTTCGTCGGCATCGTCCACGCCTGTCTCGTGCTGGAAGATCTTGCCACCCTGAGTGCCGTAGGGCTTGCCATCCAGGAACCGGGAGCTGTCATGGAAAGCGGTGCGCTCCAGGGTGCCGAAGTCCCACACGTTGTCCTTGTAGTTCCACTTCACGTAGCGATCGTTGGTCTCTGATTGTGCCGATGGGTAGAGCCACCAGACCTCGGTGAATACTTTATTGACCGAGCAGTACACCTTGTCGCCCTGCGCCTGGTTGAGATCGTCGAACACCTTATTGCGCACGTCACACGGCAGCACTCGAAGCACACCGTCGTACATCAGGAAGTCGTCCTCGCCCATGAAGATCACGATGCCGTTGACATCGACAGCCGCATTCGGGCCGATGATCGAGACGCTCTGGCCCAGGTGTCTCAGTCCGAACACCAGGGTGCCGCCGATGAACTGGAGCGCATGGAGCGACTCGTCAGTGAAGATGATGATGTCGCCGCGTGACTCGATCGCGGTGATGATCTGCGAGCCCACGTCGAGGCGTAGGTCTCCGGCCAGGTTGGTCGTGGTCGCAATCCAGTCGGTGAAGTCCTCCGAGTCGGCCCAGCGAATCAGCAGTTTATCCGGCGCACCAGGAACCTGGAAGCTGCCCGTGCCAGCACCGAAGGCAATCACATGCCGTGCCTGCGGTGAGATCAGCATCCGCTGGATCGTGGCCGGAGCTGTGGGCACAACGATGGCCCGAATCCCCGCGCCTGCTGAGCGGTCCCAGTGGAACAACGTGTCCTCGTTCGGAGACGCCAGTAGATCCTCACCGAAGTTGTCCAGGCTCCAGATCCTGAGCGCCACCAGGATGCCAGTCCCAGCTTGGCCAATGCCGTACTCCCCACCACCGTAGGCACCAGCGCCCCAGCCTTGTATCGTGCCACCGGATGAGAAACCGACCGAGATCTGATACTCGGCGGTCACGGCAGCGCCGCCTCCACCGACCACGGTCGAGTCGGCTGGGAAGTCAGCCTCGATCGTGTAGCTGTTGGCATCGGGCACGGTCTGAATGATGAACTCGTCATTGAGATCCAGCCCAGCCACGGTGGTAGCGCCTGAGAAGGTCACGTAGTCCCCAACCGCAGCTCCATGATTGGTGTCGTTGACCGTGACTTCCCTGGACAGCGCAGTGGTGTCGAACGGTCCCGACAGGACGGAGGTATCTCGCAGCGGTGTGATGTCGGACAAGATCCCCTCATTGACCACGTACAGCTTCACGTCGGTGCCGATCGCCAGCCACTGCTCATCTCCCAGGTCACTCCAGTCATGCACTGCCCGAGCGAAGCCCTCGTAGCAGACCTGATCCTGAATGAAGGTCGGCAGGATGATGAAGCCGTTCGGGAACGGAGTGTTCGCGGTGATCGCAAAGTCCGTCGCCGGGTCAATCGTCAGCGTGGCGCTCGTGGTCTGGTCGCCATCAGCGAAGGTGTCCTGCTGTGGCCGGATGTCGATCGGCGCTGTGCCCACGTTCTCCGGCAGCGCGGTCGTCAAGATGAGCTGCGTCGAGGCGGCAGGTGCGTTGGCCAGGTTGCGGATGATGTAGCCGAGATCCGTGGTGAAGTCGAGGAACTCCGAACCAGCGGCCCAGATCTGCACCGAGCTGGCCAGAGTCGCATCACTGGGCAGTGGCTCCTCGAAGCTGATGGTGGTCGCGCCACCTGTCAGGGTGGCCGAGAAGGTCGTGTGGTGTCTGCCTCCGGCCTGGAGCGCGATCGTGATGATCGTGCCTTCCTTGAGGAAGGTGTTCACGCTGGTGTCGATCGTGATCTGCACGTCACCTGTCAGGCCACCGGAGATGATCGAGGCCGGAGTCCCGGTGAACTCCTCGGCCAGCTCGAAGAACACCGCATCCCCGATCGCTGCCGTGACTCCCGCATCGACTACCGGCAGGAACGATCCGTCGCCACCACCCGAAGCGATCGAGCGAGTTCCCAGGCCACCAGTCTTGGAATCCCCGAACAGGATCACGTCGTCGTTGTCGAGCACGGTGATGCTGGAGTCCATGGTGATGACGGTCGCCGCGCCACCGTAGTTGACCGAGGCTCCGTTGAAGTCGGTGTTGGCATCGTCGGTGTCGATGTCACCATTGGTCGTACCCAGCGAGGCCAAGATCCAGCCACCGAGCTTCTCAGGCAAGCCCTGGCGGAAGCGGATCTTGTCGCTGTCCTTGTATCTGCCCTTGGTGCCACGGTCGGTCGGCTCAGTGAGCACACCGATCGGGATGGGCAGTTCAACTGTTGGCATTCTGGTCATGTCAATTCACCGAGTACTGCACCATGAAGTCGCTCTCCACATCAAAATCCTGACTAGCGGTGAACACTGTGCCCGGTGAGCCCACGTCGGTGGGATCAGCCGAGAAGAACTGCATGTCCCGACCAGTGCCAGCCGGGACCGTCATGTAGCACTCGATCGCAGTCGTTTTGTTATCGACTATCGTGACCGGGAACTGCACGGTCGGCCCTGCGGTGTATTGAATTTCGGCAGGTAAGCCGCCGAGATCATCTGTTCGTAGTATGCGAGTGTTGGGGATGATCGCTAGAAAACTGAGCACTGGAATGACGATCGACGCATACGGGCCTTGTCTGGTGTAGTGAGCGTTGAACATCGTAACTCCAAGGTCACCGACCAACTGGACCGGCAACTGCCTCCAGTCGAACGCTCCAACGATCCCATCGTTGTGCCCGAGGGTATGCAACTGGTTGTTGATCCCATCGCAGTACAGGATCGTCGGCGTCTGATCCGCAGTCAGCTCTATGGGGAAGATGCTGCCCGGTGTCGTGTAGATGATGTTACTCGGTGGGCTGGTCAGGTTCCCCACGACGTAGATCTTCGAGAGCAGCGGGAAGGTGACCGTGCGCGTACCACCTGGACTGCCGGTGAAGCGCAAGTGCATCGGTCGCTGATTGTCAGTCAGGCCATTCTGCGGCGCGAGCGTGACATCACCCAGGCTGATCGGGATGTTCACGAACCCAGCCACAGCCTCATCCACCAGATCAGAGACCGCCGAGTTCCAGATCGTCCCCCACTGGTTGATGTTCCCCAGGTCAGTTTGCAGGACCCAACGAAGCAGCGCTGTGAATGTGTCAGCCATCAGACAATCCCGCTCTTTGGATACAGCGTGGAGATGTTGTACATCCACGCTCGATCCGAGGTGTTGGTGAAAGTGGTGCCATCGATCTGGCGAATGCTCCAGGTTGTTGCCGATGCGTCAGTGATTCTGAGCACCGCAGGTGTGTAGACCCAGCCGCCTCCGGTGTCCTCCCAGAACGACACCGGGATGTACTGCGGCTCAGCCGGTCGGATGTCAGTCGGGATGACTCCTGCGGAGATCACCAGATCCATGTTCACCGAATTGAAGTTCACGTCATTGACCGTGGCGATGTTGATGTAGACGAACTCACCCACCTCCAGATGCTCGACAGCCGCTGTGGTGCCAGCTCCACCATTGGCCGCAGGGATGTTGAACGTGAACGAATCGTTCGGGTCCTGCGGATCTCTGATGAAGTTCGGCTGGTCACCAGTGTCCTGATCGATCGTCAGTATCTGCGGGATGCCGCCCGGTGAATTGAACAACGTGGTGTTCTGCCCTCGATCGACGACCTGGATCGCTCCACCAAAACGCATGAAAACCCCCTCATCGGTTTCATTGAGGATGAAGTACAACTTTGTTACGTTCGGAGCATCGATGATTCTGACGAACGGAGGGGTGCCGATGACACGGAGGATCATCGCTCGTGCCTCGTCCACTCCTCCGTTGGCTACGGTCAGCACCACATCGGCAGCAGTCACATCGACCGTAGTGACGCCAGCCACTCCAGATTCCAACAGCGCAGTCATGTCGTCGTTGAGCAGCGGTCCCCAGGTATCTTCGTTCGCCCCGACCTCTGGCTTGCGCAGTCTCAAGCTGCCTGTGAATGTATCGACCATTAGTTCTCTGCCACGTTGTATTGCAAGAAGGTCTGCTGAATCCGTATCGTCGATGGATTCGTCCACGCCGATCCAGCAAGCGTGGCCGCAGGAAAGAACTCGATCCGATTGGCAGTGAACACTGCATACGCATCCATCACACCGTTGGCTTCCACACTGTCCTCGATGAAAAGCTGGAAGCTCTGCGGTCGTTCCGGTGGAGTCGGGAATGCTCCAGTGATAACGCGAGTGGTGGCAGTCACGGTCGCTGTGAAGTCATCCCAGCCGATCGCAAACGTGCTGCCCTCGAACGACCAGTTGACCTGGAGCGTGACGCCACCTGAGTTCTCGACCGTGCCAGTGGCGTTGTTCATGAGCCCGACGAACGGCAAGACATGGAACCTGCCGGTTGCTTCCAGCAAGAACGCCTGATTCAGCGTCTCATCGATCGTGACCCAGCGCTGCGTTTGAGGTGGCAAGCTCACGCCAACCCCGCCCTGTGGCTTGATGCTGAGAGTCTGCGGAGTGTTGTTGTTCACGGCATAGAGCTTCTGTCGGGATGGCACGTTCACCGTGAAGATCCCGGCTAACGGGAAGTTGAAGAAATGGATCAGCATGGGCCGCGATTCATTGGAGACGCCTGGATCATCGTTGAGCGTGTAGTCGCTGAGGCCGGTCACGTCTTTGACAAAAGCTCCGGCGACCGCTTCATCGCACAGATCGATGAACTGGTCGTTATGAGTGTCCCCCCAGATGTTGGGGTTCTCACCAGGGTCTTGCTTGAGGAGCTGTAAGCTGTCAGTAAATAGTGCCATTACGGTCTGTCATCCACGGTTCGCGCTGCGTTGGCAATCGGAGAGTAGTCGGAACGGATCAGGTCGCGCAGCTCCATGCGTCTCGTCGGCAGCTTCTCGCTGTAGAACGCCTTCCACTTGTCCACGTCGTACTGGTCCGACTTGGTGTACTGCTCTGCTTCGATCATGCAGGCATCGAGCAGGATGTCGCCCTGCTGATCCCCGAGCCAGGTGTTCTGGTTGGCCACAGCCAGGGCATCGGGCTGGCTGATCTCGCGCAGCACCACCGGGTACGCCTGGTCAGGAGCTGGCGACAAGAAGTAGTCGGTCTCGTTCAGCTCCGCGTAGTACTTCGGCTGCGCGGTGGTGGCCACGGTCGGCTCGTAGTCGATGCAGTACTCGTAGGTGCGTCGTTCGAGGTAGGTGCGGATGCCACCAGCCACCGGAGTGATGTGGATCGAGCGGGTGCCCTGCCAGGTCGCAGGCTTGATGGTCTGCTCGTTCTGGTTGATCGTCAGCACGATGCCGGTGCGCACCCGATTGAAGATCTCCAGGTTGAAGTCCGTGTACACACGAGTCTCACCCATGGCCACGATGTCGGGCAGAGCAGCGATCAGCTCAGCGCTGTCGTCCTCCAACCACGTCTGGATCGCAGCGATGAGTTCGTTGTAAGTAAAAGCTGTGCTTGAAGGCATTAGACTTCATCTCCCATAGCGATTCCCCTCCAGTCACTGAGACTGTTGCCAGCCGGGATTGGCTCATTTTGCCAGGTGATCCCATTGGTACTGCTGATAAGGAGTTGCCCACTGTCGGAGCAAGCGATGAACTTGTTCAGCACCGACGACCACTCCACATCTTCAGGGGTTGAGAAGGATTGCTGGCTCCAATTCACGCCACCATCTTGACTGATGTAGAGCCCCTCGTCGCCAACCAGGACCAACACATCCAGAGTGGGGGAATAAGCCATGTTGCAACTATCCCCAGCCCAGCCTCCACCGAGATCAGCGGCGTTGATGTTCAGTGACCAGCCGCTGGCTCCGGTGGTGCTGACGTTGCACTGACCTCCGGTCTCGCACACCACGAAGCGACTGCGCGTCGTGTCGTATTCGCAAGCAACACATGTGCTGAGCGCATGTACGCCGGTAGGCGCGGCCCAGGTGAGCCCATCGGTGCTGTGCAGGACATTGCCGGTCGGCGCGGTGAGCCCGTTGCGGCCAACCGTGATGACATTGGTGCCGGTCGGAGCGGCCACGACATCGTGGACGATGGTGCCATCTGGAGTGGTGCGAGTCGTCCAGGTGAGGCCATCGCTGCTGGTCCCTATCATGATCGTGCCAGCGTCACTCGCGCCTTTGATGAACAGGCTCAAGGTAGAGGCCCAAGCAACCGTGACCCACGGGGCTGCGTTTGCCCGTGTCTGCCCAGTCCAGGTGATCCCATCAGGACTGGTGAACACCACGTCAGAAGGAGAGACCGCCGCAAACAGTTGCAATGTCGGTGACCAGGCAACATCTCGAAACCCAGCAGTGCTGGTCGTGTCGTTCTCATCCCAGTCCTGCCCGTTGAGCGACACGTTCGCATTGTTCGGGCCGGTCCCAGACTCGACCATCACAATCGTTTGCTGAACGATGTCGGACGGTCGTCGGGCGAAGGTCACATCTCTCCACTGTGGTGGTGAAGGTGTGACATCCGGTATGGTTCCGCCTGTCCAGGTGCTGCCGTTGCCACTGGTCATGACACAATCCGGCTGCTGACTCGGTTTGATCACAACCCACAGCCCCAACGGGATGCTGTAGGTGAGCGCTTCATAGACGCCAGTATCGTATGGCACCGCGAGCGTATTGACGCTCCAGTTCTCTCCATCCGAGCTGCTGACGTGGCCGACCGAGCCATTGCCGCTCCCGGCGAACACTCCAGCGCCCCACTGCATGTCAGTGATGCCTTGCAACCAGCCATTCGGCACCGGCACCAGGGTCCAGTTGATGGCATCGTCACTGAACATGTTTTCGTTATTGCCTCGGTTAGAGGTGACTAACCGTCCACCGGAGCTGACGCCGAGACCATCAGTGATACCGCTGGCAGGCGTGGATCGCTCCGTCCAGACGAGGCCATCTGGACTGGTCATGATTCGATCGGCAGTCGAGCCACTAGCGACAAAAAATCCGCTGGTAGCATCGTATTCCATGCCACTCCAGGCCGCGTTATCTGCCCCTGCTGGAGTCGTCGTGAATGCCCAGATCTTCCCATCTGAGCTGATCATGACCTTGTTGCCATTGGTGTTGGAGTTGGCACTGATGGCGGCAAACAGGCCGATGTCAGACGACCACGCCACGGCATTCCAGCCACTGCCGCCTGGTGTCGAGAGCGCCGGGTTCCAGCTTGCGCCACCGTCATCGCTGAAGTACACCGTGACTCCGTTGATTGCAACGCCAGCGAGGACGACGATCCTGCCTGCCCCCAAATCACCGACATCGGGTGACCAGATCACCGAACTCCAGCCTCCATCGACAATCTGCCTGACATCCCAAGTGAACCCATCGTCACTCGTCATGACTCGTTTGCCCGTACCAAGACTGACAGCGACAGCCACGAAGATGTCCACAGCCACGCCGAAGGACACTATGTTCGATGGCTCGCTCTCGATACCGGCCTCATCCTTCGAGACCACAAAGTACGAGTAGGTGTGGTCGTCGGTGTTCACCGTGGTGTCGCTGAACACCGTTGTCGGCTCGAACACCTCGGCAATCAGGACGAACGGTTGAGCGTCCTCCGAGCGAAAGATCTCGGTGACGAAGATCGGCAGGACTCCAGCCGCACCATCCACCCAGGAGAGATCGATCTGAAACTCAGTGACCTCGACAGCATCGAGCACGGCTGCTTCAGGTGGATCACCGAGGCACTCGATGTTGGATGGCCCGACTCCAGTCTGCGGTGAGCCACCCGTGGCCTCGCCCACCAGGACCGAGACCGCATCGACTCGGTAGCAGTAGAAGTTGGTGCTGAAGTCAACCGCTGTATCGGAGAACTCAAGCGGATGCACCTCATCGAACGGTGGCTCTGGATCTCGAACTACCGGCAGGGTGTCGAGCAGGACGAAGGAATCAGCGAAGTTGGAAGCTGACGGAAGGACGTTGGTGCTCTTGAAAACACGGTACTCCTCGATCTGGTTGACCGGGGATTCAGCTTCTGTCCATGTCAGATCCGATGATGCCATTACGGGGTGAGGACTCCCGTAAGGACTGGCGAGGTCGTTCCCTGCTCCCTTTCAGGTGCTGGCCTGAACAACACAATCGGATCGGTGACCGATGGCAGTGACTCCTGCGGATGCTTCGGCTCGTACCAGGCCGGATCGACGACCAGATTCGGGTAGTAGCCATCGGACACCATGTCCTTCAGCAGCATCTTCCTGCCGGATCGTGCGCACTCCCCGAGCGCGTTCGCGCCCTTGGCGTAGCCGAACTTGCCTCGTGCTCCCATCAGCGTCTCCCGCGCATTCCGCGACTACGTGGTGAGTCAGGCGGAATCTCCTCAGTCGGTTGTCGTGCCGTGACTCGATTCCTGGCCAGTCGGTTGCTGACGTTGGTTGCTGTTGAAGGAGGCGGCAGTGGCGTGGACTGACCAGGAATCTGCTCCTCTGTGGCAATGGCTGACTGGTCGAACACTGGCTCGTCGCGCTGCTCGTAGCCAGGTCCCTGTTGGATCGGCGGCTGCGTCGGTGCCGGTGGAGCTGTCGTTCGTCGGCGCTGCTCCTCGGCCCGTTGCATGTGCTCACGGAAGTCTGGTGCGATCTGGACTTGACCGGCACCAGTCGGATCACGCTCACCGATAGCGACTCCTGCACTGCCCATGTCCCGGAAGCCACCAGTCTCCCGGCGCTCGCCCGAGAGTTCCCCGGCTGGCTGCTCCGAGATGGTCGGCTGCGCACGTCGCTTCTTGATCTGTTTCTGCGCTGCGCCGTACACCTTCGACAATGCACCACCAGCACCCTTGAAGGCGTTCGATCGATTGTTCAAGTTCTGTCGGCTGGCCATCAGAGCGTTCCTCCCATCCCTCCGCCTATCCCTCTGCCCCTCAGCCCACGGCTACGTGGCGAGCGACGACCGAGCGCTCCAGTTCGTTTCGGTGGTGTTGCGTCTGCGCCTCCTCTCTTGGCCAGGGCTGCGTTTCGGGCTCGACCCATGAACCCGCGCCTCCCTCCTCCTGCTGCTGGCCCTCCCTGCTTCGCCTGGGCTGCTTGTCGGGCTCGATTCATCATCCCAGGAATCTTGCCCATAAACCCACCACGACCTTTGAAGCCTCCCCAGATGCCCCTCCTGCCGCCACCGGGTTCAACAGCGGGCTTGGCCCTGGCCTCGCCCATCTTCCTGGCTTGCTCTTTCTCTTTCCAGGCTCGCTCCTCTATTTTCCAGGGTGCCTCAGCAGCTTCCGCTGGCGGCATCGCTCGCCCCGTGTTAGCAGCCATCCGGCTCATGGCCCGATCGATCCCAGCTTGACCACCAGTGATACCGGCCAACTGCTGTCGAGGCGTCTCGCCCCTGGCCCACGCCTGCTTCTGCTCAGCAGACCACTGGCCACTCTCATCCTTTCGCATCCGTGGACCAAACGGGTTCTGTAGATCCTTCTGCTCCTGCTGCCACCGCTTCCTCCGCTCAGGAGTCCACTTGCTTTCCCACTCCTTCTTGAGTGGACCACCACCATTGATCGCGCCCTCCATGCTTTTGCCTTCGAGCCCCGAGTCGAACTTCTCTGCACCAGGACGACCAGCGTTCGGGTTGGCCTTGCGGCCCAGCATCGCTATCTGCTCTGCCTCTGGCCTCATGGCCAACTGCCGCTCTCGTGCCATCGCTTCGGCCCGGTTGTAGCCGGTGCCACCAGGCGTGGTGTGACGGACGATCTGCTCCTGGGTGCCGCGACCTACGCCGGTCTGCTGCGCCTGGGCGATGCGTCGTTGCGCTGCGCTGGTGCGATCGATACCTTTGCTGGACTTCTGCTGGGCTCGCCACTCCGTCATCTTCGGGTTGACGAGGTTCGCCGGTCCTCCATAGGCACCACCGAGCGGCCCACCTCCGTAGCCGTACATGTAACCTCGTCGCCCACTTAGATTTTGTCTGCTGGCCATCTAGCGTCTCCCATAGAACCTGTCGTAGTTGACCGAGATCACCAGCGGTGCTGAGTCTCGATCCTCGTCCTTGGCCTCCGCGAAACACACTTCGGCCTCTCCTCGCAGTGCCATGTAGCGTTCAGGCTTGAACTTCTGCGAGATCCGCGCAGCCAGCTCACATACGAACGCCTCCTGGAATCGGAACGGGATGTCGAGGGTGTTCTGCGCCACGCCACCGTCCTCGATCTGGAAGTACACGTCGCTGATGATCTGGTCGGTGGTGTTTTCACCAGCCAGCCAGAAGAACATCTGGATCGGCACCGAGTCGCCAGGGGTATCCCGGCGACGGTCGATGAAGTACCTGTCCGGTCGCCCGACTAGATCCTTGTCATGCAGGAGCGTGTAGTCCTCACGCGAGATGGGATACATCTGCGTGTCCACACCGTTGCGCCGGAGCACGACCATCTGCACGTCGATCGCGCCTTCCGGCAGGTTGAACACGTTCTCCCCGACCGTGGCGATCGTGTGGACATTCTGACTGAAGGTCCACTGTCTAAAGCCGAGATTTGACCACCTGGAAAGGATGAAGCCCACTGAGCGCCGGATCGATACGATGTGATCGCCTTCGATCGCCTTCGGATCTAACCCTGCTCGCTCAGCAGCTTCCTCCGTAAAAGCGGCCAGATTCGGGTCAGTTAAAAACGTCCCCGTTGTGGCCATTGCTTATCTCCCGGTGTGTCCGCTCTGGACGATCTCCATGATCACTGGATCGACTGTGAACACCTGATTCGATTGCAGTCGGATCGCTCGCACAGGGAACGCGAGGTTCCCGGTAGCGTCTGCGACGACAGTCACCAGCGTGTCGTGATCCTGCACATTCGCGGTCGGGAAGATCAATCCGAACTCACTGCCGAACCATGAGTTGACAGTGGGCTGTGGATCATTCCCCCGAGGCGAAAGCAAGTTCGACAAGGTGACCTGCACATCGAATGAAGGCGTCAGCGCCCCACTGAACACCATGCTCAGAGCTACCTTGAAGTCTGAGATGAGGTAGTCCAGCGGGAACCAGTCGGTCTGCACGATGGTAGCCGTGCCGACTGAGATCGCGCCTGCGCTGTCGTCATCGATCAGGATCTCGGTCACGGTCGAGAAGCCCTGCACCGTGGTCGCTAATGCCGCAGCACCAGCCACCGCTTCGACGCGGGTGTTCCCCTTCCGTGATGTTCCCCGAACGATGAACGTCCTGGCCGACTCGTCCGCTGCAAAGGTGAACACCACCTGACGGTGCTCATCCATCGTCGCCACACCACCCGAGGCGAACAGCCCGGTGATGGTCAACGCCTGGATGCCACCAGCAGCCGGAGTCTGAGCGAGCGATACAGCGTCAATGTCAGCAACGGCATACGGGAAGATTCTTAATACATTCGGTCTCATGAGACCTTCTCCCGATTAGCCTGTGAAGTTGACTCCGTAACCTTCCTTGGTCAGATCCGAAGCGACATAGAGCAGGATGTAGTCCGCAGCTCCATCCGGCAGGTTGCCTGGGCTGTAAGTGCCCCGAGCATCACCTGTCGTTGCGGTCGGTGGACTGGTCTCGTCGGCCACGGTGAACGTGCCACCCTCTGCCGCACCCGCGCCATCGAAGGCGTGAAGTACGTCGTAGGCATTGACCAGTTGGCCTTCCAACCCCAGCTCGACGTTGGCCAGCGTGATGCTGGTGCCGACTGTGAGGTTACCGGCCATGACCACATCGAGGTTGATGTTGGTGATCGCGGAGAATGCCGAAGCACCCGCCACCTCGGTCAAGCCGTTAAGCGTCAGCGCCTCGACCAGCAGGTTCCCCACCGTGTCCCGACCAGTGATGGTCACGACCTGGGTTCCGTCACCCGCATTGGTTGAGTCGATGACGACGTTGCGTGGCGTGGCGAGGATGCCCACTCCAGCGACAGCGAATGCGCCATCGATGACGAGATCCCCGAGCGCACCAGCCGCTCCTGAGCCAGCCGCTGTGATCAGTCCGTCAACGTCTCCGGCCTCGACATCGAT